ACAGCACCTTATTTAAGTCGAATGTTAAACGGTAGTATAAATTTAACCGTTGAAGTCGCAATTAAAGTGGCACGTTTTTTAGATGTACCACTTGAAAAAATTTTAAACTAAAGTTAAACGTAATGTTTAGAAATAAGGAGAAATGAAAAATGGAATTCACAGAAAAGCTAGTAAACATAATGAATGAAAGCTTTAACAGCCAAGCGCAAAACGTAATTGCAAAAGATTTTGCTGATTATGTTTGGGAAACAAATCCATTTGATCAAACTGATTATGAAAGTCTAATTAAAGAAGTTCTTGAGTCAGGAGCTTTTCCAACAAGCATGGACGTTATGGCAAGAGAGGCAATTCAAAATTGCTTTATCAATGCTTTGCAAAAGAAAGGTATTGATCCGTTTGAAGAAATAAGAAACGGAGGGATAAAAATGAAAAATGACATTGAACAAGCAAAGAAAGATTTAGAGTTCATTAGATTAGTTCATTTAATTGATGATGACCTAACATACACCAGAATGTACTACAGAAAAATGGCAGGAGTTGAGTTGAATTTTGAAAAACGCCGCCACAGACGTATTCAAAGATTACTTGAAAATCAACTTAATAATTTAAAAGCGGAGGAGTTACCAGGAATGAACGAAATAGAAAAACTCATAAAGGAAACACAAAACACTGACGAGCCTATGACTAAATGGGCAAGAGTGATTATTCAAACAAACGAAAAGAACCCTAAGCCAATCGCAATAATGACTAATGATGATTGCGAAGTAGCAAAAGGGTTCGTAATAAGACTATTACCTAGTAAAGACTAGTGAGGTACTAATTAATGAATACAAAAAAAGAATCACCAAAAGAAATTGAAAGAGACCCTTTTTGCGGAATGGTTTTCCAAGGGCCTCCGGTTTCTAAAGAACAGTATATTAAAGCATATGAGGGCTATGTTAGGAGATGTTCTAACTAATTATTTTGTTCTAACCATAAATTAGTTCGAGAAGAATTTGTAACTAAATCATTAAACTCAGAAATTGAAATACGAATTTTTGTTTCTGGATAATTTATTTCTTTAAAAATGGTATTTATATCTAACGAACTAACTAGCAGTATTTCTGTTGGTAAATGTTGAAACCATTTCGTATTAGGTAGAAGTTCTAGTTTAGTTCTAATGGCAATTGCTAGAGGGTCATTGCCAGCTGCAACGCTGTAATCAAATGTAACTAAATATTTGTGCATATCAATACCTTCTTTCTAATTATCAGCAAATAAAAGTTTTGGGAGATCGTCTATTTGCTAATTAAATTATAACACTACATATAGTGTCATCAAAATTGAGAAAGGTGGGTGTCGTATGTGGAATGAAATTCAAAAAGCATTAGATAAGAAGAACATGTCAATTTATAAACTAGCAAAAATAACAGGTATTCGAGACTCAACGTTACACAACTACAAAAGAGGATCAGAGCCTTCATTTAAAAACATGTGCAAAATAGCAGACGCATTAGACGTCAGCTTGGATTATTTCAGAAAGGAAGAATCACAATGGAAGAACTAATAAAAGTAACGACAAAAGGCGATACACAAGTTGTATCAGCTAGAGAATTACATGAGAAGTTAGGATTGACTACTCGCTTTAGTAAATGGGTAGATCAAAACTTTAAAGACTTTATAGAAAGCGTGGATTTTACAAGTGTAACTACAGTTACAGTTGTTAATAACGGTGCTAAACGTGAGTTACAAGATTACGCAATCACAATCAGCATGGCAAAAGAACTTTGCATGATGAGTCATACAGAACTAGGTAAAGAATATCGTAAATACTTTTTGGAATTAGAGCGTAAATGGAACGATCCCAAAGAAGTTGTCAAACGTGGATATGCAATCCTACAAAATGAGAACAAACAACTAAAGATTGAAAATGGAATTTTGAAACCTAAGGCAGACAAATACGACCGTTACTTAAGCAATAAAGGTTTAATCACAATTACAGAAATTGCTAAAGAGTACGGTATGAGTGGTAAGGGATTAAACAAGTTCTTGCATGAAAAAGGCGTCATCTACAAAAAAGGCGATAAATGGTTTGTGTACCAACGTTACGCAAATGATGGCTTGGTAGGTTATGAAATCTATATGCCAGAAGATAGAGAAATCAGACGCACGCTCAAATGGACTACAAAGGGCGAGCAGTTTATCAGAAACATTTTAGAAGATGAAGGAATCAAGCCAGTTCTTGAAAGACCAAGTCAAATGATGATTGAAGAGCCACAAGAAGAATACGACGGAGATTACTATACAGCAAGTGAGATTGCTTATAAGTTATATCTTCCAAAAGGTGCAGAGTTGCTTATTGGTAAGTTAGCTAATGAATACAGATTAAAGCCAGTATTCAGTGATAGCAATAAATATTGCCGTCGAGTAGTAGATGAATACGGCAGAGAAACATGGCAATATACAGCACTTGGAGCAAGAGTGATCGAAGAACTAATTGAAAAAATGGAGGTGTAATTCATGGAAGTTACAGTTCCAGTTGAAATTAAAGTGAATGAGTTGGCAAACGAAATTGTTAGCCAAGCGCTCAAGGCGTTTGATACACGCATGAATCTAATGACTGATACTTACGATTTGCCACCATATCCAACACAAGAACAATTAAAACAAGCTTTGGGGATTGGACAAGACCGTTTAAATAAATGGATTGCCATGGGACTTAAAAAACAGATATGGTCAACCGGTTCAATACGGTTTGACCGTGAAGAAGTCAGAAGATTTTTAAAAGAAAATTTTGAAGTTTAGGAAGTGATAACAATGTGGTGTATATACGGTATTTTCATCTGTATGGCATTTGCATGCAGCGTAGATCTTTATAGGTGGAACAAGAAACGTAAAGGAGGTGATAGCAATGATTGAATTAACAACAGCCGGCTACATTGTATTAATTGCCTTATCTGTATTAGGTGGATATACATTACATGGCGTGGTAGATGCAATCAAGAAAGGTGAATTCTTTGATTGAAAATAAAAAAGCCGGTTCGTGATGAACCGACTTGCAAGAAGATATAAATCAAAACTAAAGAAGTTTTGAATTGAATTTATCTAAAGTATACCACTAACGGAGGATACAAGCAATGGACAGACGAGAAATAGACAAAGCTATTGAATATTCATTCGGCAAAGATCCGATAGCTTTGCCAGATGATAGATACCTAGAACGTAAAGGACAAGAATATCTATCAAAGCAAGGCTGGTTAGAACGTGAATTATTAGGAGGAAATAAACATGTTAGATAGATTAGATAAAGATTTTGAAATTGAAAAAGAGGCTTACGAAATCACAAGTTTGGAAGAGGCGTTATTAACCTTTGAACAAATCTTTGATGAACAAGCAAAAGTGAAGAATTTACAAGACAAAATCAAACGTACTAAGGAATTTTACGAAAATCAAATCAAGTATGAACAATTTAAGATTGAGAATCTTAAAAATGCCTTACTTGCTTATTATGAACGTCAAAAACAAGTAAATCCTAAAGTCAAGATCAAATCGCCATTTGGCAACTTTGTGAACCACAAGGAAAAGCTAGATTTTGAATTAGATGAAGAAAAACTAATCGAAAAGTACAACGGAACTGATTTAGTTAAGACTAAGTCAACATTATATAAAGGCGATTTAAAGAAACGCTTATCAGTTGTTGGAGATAAAGTGATCGACACTGAAACAGGCGAAGTTGTAGACGGAGCTAATCCAGTAACTAAGCCGGCTTATGTATCAGTATCAATAAAGAAACCTAAGGAGGACAAATAATAATGCAAAGTGAGAATTTAGACAAGTTATTTAAAGGTATGAATGCTTTCAGAAGTCAATTAAAGCAACCGATAAAAGATGCAAAGAATCCATTCTTTAAATCTAATTATGTAACGCTTGAGGGCGTTCAAAATGCAATAGATGCAGGCATTAAAGGTACAGGACTTGCATATACTCAAATCGTTAAAAATGACGATAACGGTAATGTGGGAGTTGAGACAATCATAACTCACGAAAGCGGACAATATCTCACTACTGGAGTTCTTGCATTACGTCCAGAAAAAGCAACTCCACAAGGTTATGGATCTACTATCACATACGCCAAACGTTATCAACTAGCATCAGCTTTCGGAGTTAGTTCAGACATTGATGATGATGGAAATGCTGGAAGTTTTAAAACACAAGCAAAAGGAAACTATCAACAAAACAATTACAAGCAAAACTATCAACAACCGAGTCAACAGGTACAACAGAAACAGATAAATCAAGAAGTCATAGCATATAACAGTTTATTTGATAAGGCGTTAGATGCTTTAAAAACTGATAAAGCTACTTTACAAGCTCAAATAAACGAGCAAATGGCGAAGATGTTTCCTAATGATGAAAGCAAAAAAGAAAAATATGAACACGGAATTATGATCCTTAATGGATTATTAGAAAACGAGGCTAACAAATAATGTTTGGAAGGCTTGTAGGAATACAAGGAAACGTGCTTAAAATCGCACTTGATGAAGATTTAAACACGTTCAAGGTAAATAGATACGCCAACGGAAAACAACCAACAGTGGAGCTAGAAATAGCAGATAACAGGAAGATAAGTCCAGAGCAAAGAAAGAAAATATTTGCATTGATTAATGACTTATGTTCCTACACTGGAGACGTTCCAGACTATTGGGAATCAGTATTCAAGTATCAAGTGAGAGAAACATTCGGAGTACCAGAATTCAGTTTGTCTGATTGTTCCGTATCAGTAGCTAATTACATGATCTTAGTTATTTTGAATTTCTTATTTGAAGAAGACATACCCTTTAAAACTAAGACATGGGACAGTTTACCAAATGAATTTCCAAAACAAATGTTATGCCTTAAGAATCGTCGTTGTGTGTTGTGTGGTAAACATGCAGACATTGCACATTATCATGCAGTAGGTGCTGGACGTAATCGAAACAAGATAAGCCACGTAAATAATTACATTATGACCTTATGCAGAGAACACCACACAGAACAGCACAAAATGGGCGTTAAAAGTTTCTTTATGAAGTACCACATTAAACCAATAAAAGTAACAGAAGATATAGCTAAACAACTTAAATTAGGAGTGATAAGCAATGACATTAGGTGAATTGATTGAACTAAAGAAAAAATAGAAGTTTATAAAAGCATTCTTTTTGAAGATGAAGTAAAAATTTTATCTCAGGAAGAAAGATTTGAGTTTTGGTTACCAAAGCTTGATGCAGCACAAGAAAAGTTATCTAAATTCATCTTAGATAACGAAGGCAAGGATCTAATTTTTTAGGAGGTTACACAATGAAAATTAAAAACAAACTTCAAGAATTAAAAAACGAGTACCCAGAACTAAATTTAAAGGCACTCGTTATAAAAAATAATGATTTAAATTTTGCTTTTACCCTCAGAAACTATTTCGGAGTATCAACTATTGAAAGCAACGATTATCAAGGAATCCTTTACCAAAGGATAACACAGGAAAGAACAGCACAAAATAAATATCCTGCTTTAGTAATCGAAATGGTAGTTGATATCGAAGAGTTTGAAAGCTCAAGCAATAGATCATTTTATCTGATTAAAGAATATGGAATTTAATATACACGCCTTGTAAGTCGTAGCTTAAATTATTTTGAAAAGCAAATTGGCGGATATGTTCTTCAAAATTTGGGCTACCTTCAAAGCCAGAGCGGTGTATTTCAAAGTCGGATTTTCCTTCTTTTATAGCTTTATCGTAATTAATTTGAAGAAGTCGAAAATCACCATCTTTTAAATATTCCAGTTCTCTATCAGAAATATGTTTAACCATTATTACACCTCCTTTCATTAGGAGATACGTTAATTATACCAAAGCCAGTAAGCTTACAAACTACCGAATGGGTGGAAAGCCCTTTAAGGAGTGGTAAATATGATTATTAACAATTTATCAACAATCATGGGTAGGAAAAGAATCAAGATAAAGGAACTCCATGAACGTACAGGGATATCAAGAAGCACATTAACCAAGCTTTATTACGATAAAACATCAATGATTAAGTTAGACACGATTGATACGTTATGTTTAGCGCTAGATGTTACACCAGGAGAATTGTTTGAATACAGAAAGGAGTGATACAAAATGGAAGAAAATCCAATGAATGAAAAGCCAAGCTACTACTCAATTCTAACCGCTGATGTTAGATATGACGAAAGATTGAAGAAGTATGCAGATTGTAAAGTGCTTTTTAGTGAAATAACAGCTTTATCCAATAAATACGGATATTGCACAGCAAGTAATGGATATTTTGCAAGGCTTTATGACAGACCTAAGCCAACGATATCAAGATGGATAAACCTTTTAATAAAGCTTGGATATTTGAAGTCAGAAATGATTTACAAGGAAAATTCAAAAGAAATTAAAGAGCGAAGATTATATCCAATTACAACGCCTATAAACGCAAATAATAACATGGGTATTAACGCCAGTGTTAAGGGGGGGTATTAATACAGATAATAACAGGGGTATTAACGCCAGTGTTAAAGATAATATTACAAGTATTAATACTATAAATAATAATATAACTACTACTACTACTGGACCAACTGAAATTGGATCAATATATGAGTTTTGGGAATCAAATGTTGGTAGCTTATCTCCTTATCTTTATGAAGAAATTCAAGCTATTTATGAAGATTGGTCAGAAGTATCTAAACAGCCTAAAGAAATGATACTTGAATCAATCAAAATGGCACTTGATAAAGGCGTTAGAAATATAAGTTATATCAAGACTATCTTAAAACGCTGGTATGACAACCGTATATACAACATTGAAGATTTAAAGGCAGACCAAGAACGATTTGAGAAGAACAAGGAAAGTAAATACAACAAGAAAACTAGAAAAGGCAATGCATCCGGATATGATGCTAAACAATGGACGTATCTATCCGAAGAAGAAGAGATGAGGCGATTTTTTGGGGACGATTAAAACAACAGGAGATATTTTTTCTCAAATGATGAAAAAGATATTTATTGAAGTTGGAGATTGCCCACAATGTGGGGGTAAGTTGCTAGTACCTAAAGCAAAGCAAACAGTACCGCCAACGTGTCCAACTTGTGCATACAGTGATAGAAACTTGAGAAGAAATGTTACAGAAGAAACATGGAGCGTAGAGGCTCAAAAGAATAAAGCCACAGGGGCGTTTATAGATAATTCTATTTTACCAAGTTTAAAGATGATGGGAGCAACGTTTAATAACTTGAATCTTTACTCAAACGATATTAAAGAAGTTGCCAGAATTGCTAAAGATATAGCTAACAGGATATCAAAGCCACAACATAGTCCAGTGCATTCGTTATTTTCCGGAAGTTCAGGACGTGGAAAAACAAGGATAGCAATATCAATCATTAATGAAGTTTGGCGTTTAACTGGATATAAGAGGAGCGTTGTATTTATCGACTATCCATTACTTGTATCAACTCAAAGATTAGGTATCAACGACAGTGAGGCACGCAGAAAAGTTGATAAGGCTATTCGTAAAGCTAAGCAAGCAGATTTATTGATCGTTGATGATATTGGAACAGAAAGCCAAATGAATAGTGGTTGGAACAAGGAAGTATTTAATGAAATTATGCGATTTAGAGAAGATAAGGACGTGATTGTTACTACCAATGTTCCACCTAAAGAGCTAGTCAATCTTTACAGTGAACAGACTGTATCAAGGCTTAGAAAACACGCAAGAGGTAACTACATTTTATTTAAAGACAGCATAAAGGATTATAGGAGCGTTGCAGTATGAGAGTTAAATCAATGTTATTAGATGATGACGGAATCACATACGTTATTGGAGAAACTAAGTTCCGTTATCGAGTGGAACAAAAACCAAATATCAAAGTAGGTCAAGAAGTGGAGCTTGTGGACTTGATACGCAAGACAAGACCTTACTTGGTTATGAGTGCAGAGACAGAGAAACAAATGGGGGCTAGGAATGAATAAGGAATATGAACAAGGTCAACAGGATATGTTGGCACTGATTAAAGATGCGTATTATAGGGCTGACAAAGAAATATTCGAACGCTTGCTTGATGATGAAGATGAGAATGAAATACGCGACTTTTTAAGGATCAAGTATATCAATCAAGGAATAAAAATTGGACGTAAGATGCTTTTAAGAGAGATTGCAGAAAATTATGATATTAACTTTTAACATTGAACCACAACAACAAGAACGACCAAGAGCCACAGGTCGTGGCAAATTTATCCGAGTATATGATCCACCTAAAACGGCTAAATTCAAACGTGAGTTAAAGCAGTTGGCAATGTTGGAAATGAGAGGCAAAGACAAGTTTGATAGTGCGATTTCTGTAACGATTAGATTTTTCCGTAAAGTTCAGAAAAGCATTTCTAAAAAAGAACATGCTAGACGTACACAAGGACACGTTAGACCAATCGTAAAGCCAGATTTGGATAATTATATCAAATCAACATTAGATGCCTTAAACGGCGTTATATGGACGGACGACGCCACTATCGTAGAACTAAATACAAGCAAGTGGTATGCAGACGATCCAAGAATTGAAATTGAAGTAAAGGAATTGAAAAATGATGAAGAGAGAAATCAAAACTAAAGTAGAGTTATATAACGATAATTTTGAGAACTTTAAACGATACAACATACCAAAGGCACAACTAATTATTGCAGATATCCCCTACAATATCGGAAATGACTTTTATGCAAGCAGGTCAGATTGGTATGTAGGGGGGGGACAACAAGAACGGAGAAAGTGAGAATGCTAATGCCTTAGCTTTCAACAGAGATGAAAATTTTAATGTTATCAATTTTATGAAGTTTGCTAGAAAGCTACTTAGAAAGGAGCCAAAGGAAGTTGGCAAGGCTCCAGCTATGATTGTGTTTTGTGGTTGGCAACAAATCAACATGTTAGCTGAACAAGCCAAGAAAGAGGGCTTTAAACATGCTTATCCGTTGACTTTCAATAAGAAAACAAGTTCGCAAGTCTTAAAGGCAAATATGAAGATTGTAGGAGCTACAGAATACGCACTTGTTTTGTATCGTGAGAAGTTACCCAAATTCAACAATGATGGACGTATGATTGTGGATCACTTTCCTTGGGTAGTAGATAATACTTATCCTAAAATTCACGCAACACAGAAACCAATACCAGTGTTAAGACGCTTGATTGAAATCTTTACCGACCCAGGAGATGTTGTAATTGATCCTTGTGCTGGAAGTGGTAGCACGTTAAGAGCTGCAGCTGAATTAAATCGTAGCGCATACGGTTTTGAAGTTGAAAGAAAAATGTGTGAAACAGCCAAACAGAAGATGCTGGGACATGCAGAAATTTTATTAGTTTAAAGGAAGTGAAACAGTGAAGATACTAAATAAATTACTAGCTTGGTTAGTGGGAATTGCAGTTTTTGCAAATGTCATAACTTTGATACTTGGAATCTTTTATTTCTTTGATTTTTATCTGTTCAAGTTGTGGATTGCTGAGTTAGTAACAACGCTTGTAATAGCAGGAATCAAAGTACATGTAACATATATGATTTTTGAATCAGAGGAGAAAAGACAATGAATGAAAATATTGAAGCAATGTCAGAAGAATTAAGAAAAGAGTTTCCAAAAAAAGTATATCAAGAATTAAGTTTGATAATTTATGACCGCCACAAAAATGATTATTTTTTAGATGATGAATTTCAAGAAAAAAAGTTTAGAAATTTGTTTATAAATTACAAAACGAGCATGGTAGAGATTAGTAGCGATAAATACAATATATTTGATATTCATACAAGCATACTCATCGAACAGGAAGAATTAGCAGTTATCGGAAAAGTTATAAATATAGTGGTTAAACACTTGAGCAAGATTGAATTTATATAAGAATAGTATTTTAGAAAAAATAAAAACTATAACGTGTGATGTTAATAGTTTACCTTTTTTTGAAAAAACGTAAATAGATGAGGAGGAACAAGAAGATGAAGATGTTGAGTAAATATCTAAATTTAGCAGTGTAAGAATAGTCTACAAATTTATGGAGTGTAAAAATTTATGAAAATTTTAGATGTATGTTGTGGGTCAAAAATGTTTTGGTACAACAAAGAAGAACCACATACAACTTTCATGGATATTCGTGATGAAGTACTGACATACACAGATAGAAATGCTGTGAGAAAGGTGGAAGTCAATCCAGATATAGTGGCTGATTTTAGAAATATACCATTTGCTGATAACAGCTTTGATTTGGTAGTGTTTGATCCACCACACTTGATCCACGTTGGAGATAATTCTTGGTTGGCCAAGAAGTATGGAAAGTTGAATAAAAATACGTGGCCACAAGATTTAAAATTAGGCTTTGACGAATGTATGAGAGTACTAAAGCCTAACGGAACGATGTTGTTTAAATGGAATGAAGAACAAATCAAAACAAAGGATGTATTTGAAACGTTTGGCCAACAACCAATTTTAGGAGATAAACGCAGTAAAACTAGATGGAGTGTTTTTGTTAAAAGGCATGCGAAGTAGTGGAATTTTAACGCTTTGAACGGAGGAAGCAAGATGAAGATTAATTATGACAGCAGCAATAATGAACATACGTATCAAGCTGGCGATGTTATTAGGAATAGTTATGGTGACTTATATCTTATAGCGACTAACCCAGAAGAAGAATTTTGTATTATTAACTTACGAACTAATATGGTTTATGGGGGTTATAAGTCAATAGGCGATTTGTGCCGTGGCGTTGGCATTGGTAGTGCAAATGATGTTTTAGTCCATGCGGAAATAAACGTACTGTAAGGAGGAAAATATGGTTTCAAAAATATTAGATATCATTATGATAATCTCTTTAACAGGCATAGTTATTGAACTAGCTTTATCTAAAGAAAGCATAGCTATGAGAATTATAGCTTTAATGTTGATGTGTATATTTTTAACATTAGATAAAATTTCAAGAAAACTTAGATAGGAGAGAATCAAGATGAATAGAAGAAAATCACCAAGACAAAAAGAGCTAGAATTGCGTTGGGTTAAAACATTAAACCAAAATACACCAGGGACAGAAAATCCAATATTGAATTTGTGGAAAAATAATCAAGTTCCGATAACGAAACTGATTGATTTCAGAAATTTCTATGTTCGCAAAGGCTATCGTAGTGGATATGAAGATGGATATGCTGAAGGCTATACTGAAGCATAGATCAAATAACTTGACCTTAGCAAGTCAGAAAACTGTTAAATACTGACATGGTTATTTGAACGTTATACATTCACAAACAACGTAAATCAGGATCTCTCAAATAACGACACAGTACAGGCTTAGTATCTGTCAAAGGGTGCTAAGTCATAGGCGATAAAGATGCAAGGGAGCTACAAAAACAAAAAAATTATTACAAAGGTAGGTGTAATTTTCCCTTTTCCATTATTTCATACCGTAGCGACCAAGCAAATTTATTGCCAAAACTAGACTATCCTTAGTTGCAGACGACAAATTGTGAGCAAAAAAAATTATGAAAGAAGGCACAGATCTTCGTAACTTCTTCGTACAGTCTGTAACTATCCACCTTGTATCCGCAAGATTTGAGCCGGTCGCACGTTTTGAGGGCGTGGCAAGGTATTTATACCGGTATAACAAAACAAACGATAGGAGTGACGCTAATGACTAGTTATTATGTTATCGGAACAGAAATCGAAGGCAGAATTTTATTAAAAAGGGACAATGGCTACATTACTACATACGACAATTTGTCAGACGCTCAAGCTAAGGCTAAAAAAATGCCTGGTTGGTCGGTTTGTTCGTTAAAAAAGCTTGAAGTAGACAATAAGAAAGAAGATGAGAAAGTGGAGAAAAAGGACGAGAAAACCATAAAAATCGAAGATGCTATCAAAGACTTGTTTGATAACTACAAGAACATGATTATACACGTTGAAGATAACGACAAGGCAGGGCTTGCAAGCAACTTAGGCTACTACCAAAGGTTCATCAATAGATTAAACGAAATAAATAAAGGCAGAAGATAATATCTAGGAGGCATTAGAGATGGAGCTTATAACAGCAATCAACGCACTAGAACAATGGCGTCCAATTATGGAATGGGACGAACATATAAAGGAACTACCAAACGAATTAAAAGAGTGTTGGGACATGATTTTAAAAACCAGAAATAAAGGAAGATCAGCAGACCAGATAGGATTATCAAAGGTTGAAATTAGAGAAATATCTGAGTTGATTAACAAGGATTTGCAACCAACCAAAGCATTTTGGAAATATGGAATCAAGTATTCAAGGCAAAAAGCCGAAATGCTAGGTATGAAAGATGTTATTGACAGTTATTACAAAAGAGTGAAGTCGTATTACTTGGTAGATGTTGTTACTAAGGAGAAGCGTCAGTTTTACAGTTTGCAGGATGCGGCTAAGTTTTTGAAAAGAAAAGATTATAGGTCAATTTCAAAATACATTGACAGAGGCTTATTAATCACAAGAACGAGTTACAAGATTTACAAGTATAGAACTTTTAAGAAGAGGAAGAGATTTTAAGATGAAAAAGAACATGGCATTAATTTTTACAACAATTGCAGTGATGAGTTTAATCGCAGTAATTACAGGATACGTACTTGATGCAACAGGAGTATATGGAGCTGGCTTTTATTTAATCGGAATTGGCGAAAGTACTTGTATTACGTCAGCGGCGGTTGTAGTTGCGATTGGAATCTTTGACAATATCGAAAAATAAAAAAACGCACTTTCCACCAAGAAAGCACGCAAATTATATCAACTTGAATAATTATAACATATTAGGAGCGTGGACTTGTGGAAGATGTGTTACTAGGTTTACCTAAAATTGACTATGACAAAACGGCTGAGAACGTCGTGGAGTTTCTGACAAATAGAAGTTACTATCCCAGATTGTATGATATATGTATGCAAGCAAACCCAGAGAACTTAAAGAGTCCGAGCTTAAGCGGTATGCCTGGGGGGAGCGTTGGAAACAGCAACGAAAACAAGATGGTCAAATACTTGTATGCAAAGGCGATTGTAGATGGAGTTAGACAAACAATAGATAAAGGGTCAAACGAGCTTAAAGTGGTATTTAACAATGTAACTGGAGAGATTAGTTCAGTTGAGGCAATGCAGATGCTACATTACGAGAAAACAAGATACTACTTGATTAGAAAACGAGCATTAAATGAGTTTGCCGATATTTTAGAAGTTCAAAATTTATATTGCCCAGATTTACATATCTATATTTGAACATTACATAAAAACGGAAACCAAAGGGAATTTTTGAAAACGTACATTGAAAACAAAAGGAGGAAATTAAACGGAAAAGGTGGTATTATAGTATTGTCGAAAGGCAACGAATAAGACCTATTCTTACATTTCAAATAATTTAATATATTAGCTTTTCAAAGACGTATAGTGAGACAAGTCTATTGGAGCTTGTCTCTTATGTGGTGTGTAGGAGCGCCACACTCTGACATTAGATGCAGAGCATGAATTATAAAACCTCTTTTTAGAAATGATGATTTTATTATACACGTTCTATTATACTAGTAAGCCGAAGGGGTGTGGTTCCGGTTCAAGTCCGGAACACTACTTTGTGTGTATGGCACGATCCATACCGCAACCACAGCGTTATGTGGAATATATAAATGCAATTTCTATTGTTATTTGTACTAGGTTTTTCAATTAACTATCATTTTTCAATAATTTATTTCTTTAATTAGGATTTAGAGAACAGTTTAACGACTGTTCTTTTTTTATGCAATTTTAGGAGGTTGTCTATATGGAAGTACGTAATTTAAAGATTGACGAAATTAAACCGTATGAGAACAATCCACGTAATAATGATAGTGCAGTAGATGCAACAGCCAATTCAATTAAAGAATTTGGTTGGCGACAGCCTATCGTGGTGGATAAAGATAAAGTTATTGTTGCCGGTCATACACGATACTATGCAGCTAAAAAATTAGGCTATGATGTAGTTCCAGTTGTAGATGCTAGTGATTTAAGTGATGAACAAGTTAGAGCTTATAGATTAGCTGATAACAAGACAGGAGAACTTGCAGACTGGGATTTAGATATGCTAGACATTGAACTAGACGATATTAACGATATTGATATGTCTGATTTTGGGTTTGAAGAAGAAATTGATATTTTTGATGCCGAAGAAAAACCGGCTTATGATAGCTCAAATGGCGAAAAAGGAAGTTTATCTAGAGATTTTATTGTACCTCCATTTTCAATTATCGACTTTAGCAAACAAGAATTTATTCAAAGAAAAAATAATTGGAACGACAAAATACAAGACCACGCTAAGGCAAGAGCCGGGGCCACGACATACACAACTGATCATTTAGAAGGCAATGGGAGCAACGATGAAACAGGGGGAGTGTCATTACTTAACCCTGCATTATGCGAAGTTATATGCAAATGGTTTCTTCCACAGCAAGGTAAAACTTTCGATTGCTTTGCTGGCGACACAGCTTTTGGGTTCGTTAGTTCATACTTAGGAAATGAATTCACAGGCATCGAACTAAGAAAAGAACAGGTAGAGTTCAATCAATCACGAGTGGATGAGTTTGGTTTGAATGCGAAATATATATGTGATGACGGTCAGAATGTGTCAAAGCATATCCCAGCAGAAAGTCAAGATTTATTATTTAGTTGTCCGCCTTATTTTGATTTAGAAGTTTACTCTGATGATCCAAATGACGCAAGCAACCAAGACAGTTACGAAGATTTTATTAAAATCTTGAGAAACGCTTTTACAAACGCAGTAGATCGCCTTAAAGATAATCGATTTGCATGCATAGTTATCGGAGAAATTAGAGATAAAAACGGATTTTATTATAGCTTTGGACGTGATATTGTAGAAATTTTTGAAGATGCTGGAATGCACCTATACAACGATATAGTATTAAAGACACCAATAGGAACAGGAGCTATTAGAGCTAGAAATAACATGAAAAATCGGAAAGTTGTAATAATCCATCAAAAGTTATTGGTTTTTTATAAGGGTAGTAACCCTAGTAGGGACATACAGAAAGAATTTACAGTTATTGACTTCCCGGAAAGTGAAGAGGTTTAAGAGTGTGAAAGCTGAAATCTTTAATAAAAAATGGTGGATAAATGAAACGGAACCGCAGAAACTGAAAACACAATTAACAGCGTTACTTGTATCGTCCGGTTTTGAGATTGTTGATTACGTTGAGCATTACTTCCAGCCACAAGGTTTTACAGCTTTATGGCTCATATCAGAGTCGCATTTAGCAGTGCATACATGGCCGGAAGAAAGTAAGACATACATTGAACTTTCATCATGCAATTTAGATAAACAGAAAACATTTATCAAAAAAATGGGGGGATGGGAGGTGTAGAAATGTGGCAACTGGAAGATATCAAAAGTGGTTAGAACCAGAAAATTTATTGTTGTTGCAAGGCTGGAAACGTGATGGCTTAACAGATGAACAAATTGCCGAAAAAATTGGTATCTCTCCACGAACTTTGGAACGTTGGAAAAGTAAGTATAGTCAGATTAGACAGTGCTTAAAAATGGGAAAAGAGCAAGCTAATTTCATTATTGAAAACGAATTGTTTAAGAAAGCCAAGAATGGAAATGTTACAGCAATGATTTTCTATTTAAAAAACAACTGGCGGGATAAGTACAACGATAGCCAGTTATCACCAGATGAACTCAAACTTGCCAAAGCTAAATCACGTAAGACTAACGCAGAAGCAGATATTGCAGAATACAAGGCTAAAGTGCTTGAAGAAAGTGGGTCAAGTGGAGTTGAGTTGCTTAATGAATACTTAGATAAACTTGATACATTATCAGACAAGGAAGTGAAGCAAGATGGGACTAAGGCAGATGTATAGTGAACGTCAAATTGAAGTTTTGAAGAAGTACAAGCAAGGCTTTCGACTGATGATTAATTACGGAGCTAAACGTTCCGGTAAGACTGTAATTGATAATGACTTGTTTCTCATGGAATTAAGGGAAGTTAGAAAAAGAGCAGATAAGAAGAACATAAGAGAGCCATTGTATATTTTAGCTGGTGTTTCATCTAAGACAATTGAACAGAATGTATTAAATCCAATACGAAATAAATATGGTATTAATTTTAAGTTTGATAAGCACGGAAATTTCACTTTATTCGGAGTTAAGGTAGTACTAGCTTATACAGGTTCCATTGGTGGCTTAGGTGCTATCCGTGGTATGACAAGTTTTGGTTCATATATCAATGAAGCGTCAATGGCAAATATGGAAGTTTTCAAAGAAATCATGGATCGTTGTTCTGAAAAAGGCTCAAAAATCATTTGTGATACTAACCCAGATAATCCAGAACATTGGTTAAAGAAGAATTATTTAGATAACGAAAATCCAAAATTTAAAATTGTATCAACGCATTTTACTTTAGAAGATAATACGTTTTTAGATAGTGATTATATAGAACAACAGAAAGCTGGGACACCTAGCGGGATGTTTTATGATAGGGATATCTTAGGTCTTTGGGTTAATTCAGAAGGTGCTGTTTATCAAGATTTCGATAAGAATAAGATGATAGTTGATGAAGTGCCAGATGGTTTAACATATATCGCTGGCGTTGACTGGGGATATAGTCATTTTGGCTCAATAGTAGTATTTGGCAAAGATAATAAAAACAATTATTACTTAGTTGAAGAGCATACTAAACAATATAAAGAAATTGATTATTGGACTGAAACAGCGCAGAAGATAAGACGTAAATATAAAATGGATATGCCTTTTTATTGTGATACAGCGAGAGTAGAGCATATAAATCATTTTGTTAATGCAGGAATTAATGCAAGATATGGTTATAAAAGCGTAATTAATGGAATTGAAATAATATCTAAGCTAATGAAACAAGGCAATTTCTATGTGAAAGATGGAGTAACTAATAGATTTCTGAAAGAAATATACTCATATGCTTGGAATGATAAGAGTAGAGATCAAGATGCAGTTATAAAAGAAAATGATGATGTTATGGATGCAATGAGATATTGTTTGGCTACACCAATTCATTTAGATCAACAAAGAAAATATTATCCAACTCCAGATAGAAATAAGATTAGTCAAGGATTGAGAAAATTAGGATTGTAGGAGGTGCGGTATGCTAGATAATAAGGAATTATTTTTTAGGAGTTTGAACAGTCAACTATTACAGAAAGCTAATACCAGTAAATCTATTGTTGAAACAAATAAAAAATATTGCATTCCAGAAGATAAGTTCAATGAAGTGTTTAGTTCTGAAAATACAGAATTAATAGCAAAGTTAGTAAATACTTATATTGTTCACCATTATACCTATCAAGCTCCTAGAATAACAATGTTACAACGCTATTATTACGGAGATAACGATATTCATTATTGGGTAAACGACAAGGCAGCTAATGGTAGAGCAGATAATAGAATAGCTAGTGGTTTTCCTAAATTTATTACTAATATGAGAGTTGGTTATAGATTAGGTAAGCCAATCCAATTTAAGTGGTCTGATAATACTGATCCTGATAATGAAATTATAGACTTAGTGAAGAAGTTTAATAATTTAAATGATGAAGAATATCATGAAAAAGTAATGGGGATTAACTTATCTATCACTGGTAGAGCTTATGAACTTTTATATACAGGAGAATCAGTACAAGATAGCAACGGTGACTGGAGTATTCCTGATGTTCATTTAAAAGCAATAGATCCAGCAACGTGTTTTGTTGTCTATGATACAACAGTCGAATCCAAGCCTTTATTTGCAGTAAGATACTATGCTTACGAATTTAATGACGAAACAGTATATTATGCTGATGTATATACTTCTAGTAAGTTGTACCACTATAAGATGCAAACAGCCAACACTGGCAGTAAAATGGAGTATTTGAGTGATGATGATTTGTCATTCGACCAAGTGCCAATTATTGAATACTATAACAACGAAAATAGAGTTGGGGATTGGGAGCAAAAAATAGATAACATAGATGCGTATGATTTAGCAATATCTGAAATGGCTAACAGTCAAGAAGATTTTGCTAATGCTAAGTTAATGATTAATGGAGATATGGATTTTGAGAAGGAACCATTAACCAAACCAGATGGAACACCAATTTTAGATGAGAATGGAGAACCTGTTTTTGTACCTAAGGTAGATACACAAGATAGATATTTATTTTTAAAACCATCTGTAATACCTAACGCTAATAACGGAAATACTGTTATTAATTCTAGTGCGGAATACTTGACTAAAAACCTTAATGAAGCAGGTTGGGAGATTTATATTAAGCGCTTGGTTGCTGATATCCATAAAGATACTAATACACCAGATGTAAGTGATGAAAATTTTGGTGGTAATAATAGTGGAATAGCCCTTGCTTATAAACTATTTGGCGAAGATCAAGAAAGAAGTATGCAAGAATCTTTATATACAAAAGGGATCATGCAAAGATTAAGGTTACTCAATTATTATTGGTCTAGTCTAAGCTTATGTGATAAAAATATTGTAAATAAATTTACAATAAAGTATCTGCCAAATGTTCCTAAAAATGATAGTGAGATAGTAAATATGTTCAATATCCTACAGCAAAGTGGATCATTAAGCGATAAAACCTTATTAGAATTTATAAGCGTTATTACAGGAATTGACGCAGAAGCCGAAGAAGAAAGAATCAAACAACAGCAGCAAGAAGAAGGAAAATACGGTTTTGATGGATCATTGCAGCAAGTAGACGAAAAAGAACTAGAACATGCAAGAAGTATGTTGGATTTAGATAATACTACTAAGGTACAGACTCCAAGCGATTTCATACGTAGAATGAGAAGTGAAGAGTAATGTTATCTAAAAGTAAAATGCAAAAGATCTTAAAAGAAATCTATAGTGCTAATTTAATTGATAGGCAAACCTTAGATAGATTATTTAATAGTTCTGAAAAGGAAATATTGGGCTATCTAACGTCTTTTATAGCTGATGATAGTAATTGGTCTGGGAAGGCAAATAAAGACGATATAGAAGAAATACAAGCGGAATTAAATGAGTTATCAAAAGATAACAATTTAGTCCCGCTTGTTTCAGTTATGATAGCTAATTTACGAAATGCAACCGCAGGAGATGTATTACAAGCTAGAATATCGTTACCTTTAATCAAAGTTGCACAACAGCAACATAGAATGATAGATAACGCAACTGCTGATGTTCCTAAGTTGTTAAGCAAATATTCTAAATTACAAGCACAAGAGATGCCTAACAATCACAAAGTGCCACCTAACTATGATGAGCTATTAACTAAAATGATCCGTAGTAGTTGGGATGAAGCACATTTAAGTATTAACAAGGATATAAATTATACTATCCAAAGAATTAAACAAGTAGCAAAACAAGCTGCTAGTGCTACTGATGATAATTTAAACTATGCTAAAAGGATTGATAAAATACTGACTGGCGGTAAAGTGGGTAATGGTGCAAGTGGAAGAGCACAATCAATTATTAGAACATTTGCCAGTAGAGCCTTAAATGAAACAACATTCGCTAGTTATAAAGCTAGAGGGATACAGTATTATAGATTTTTAGCATTAGAAAGTAATACTTGTGTAGAATGTCAAAGCATGGACGGAAAGATATTTAAAGTTGATGATGCAACGGAAGGTATTAATCGTCCACCAATTCATATAAATTGCCAGTGCTGGACTGTTCCAATAGAAAATACTAATTTTGTTAGCGGAAGTGAAATTTTAGAAGAAGATAGTAATGAATAGTTAAGTATAAGTGCTCATTGAAGTACTTTTTATTTTGGTCTTTTTTGAGATTGCAGACCTTAAAGAACAATCTTTTTTCGTTGCCGAACGTTAAACGAGTATCAGGTTGAGACACCAAGTGAGGGGAAAGATTATGTCTGAAGAAGTAGAAAACCAAACTGAAACAGTTGAAAATACTGAAGAACCAAAAAAAGAAGAGAAAAAGTTTTCTCGTGATGATATTGCAAAAATGGTAAATGCTCAAGTTGATAAAATCAAAAATGATTTAGAAAGTAAGTATTCTAAGCAACTTGAACAGGTAAAGGCGGAAGCTTTAGAAGAAGGAGAACGCAGAGCAAAGATGACTGCTGATGAAAAAGCAGAAGAAGACCGTAAGCGGCGAGAATTGGAGTTCGAACGTCGTGAAAAAGAACTTGAATTAAGAGAACGAAAAGCAGAAACAAGAGATTTATTAACAAATGCAGGTTTACCATTATCTTTTGTCAGTCAATTAATGGGTAAGGATAGTGAAGAAACTCAAAGAAATATTAATGAATTTCAAAAGATTGTTAATCAACAAGTTCAAAATGAACTACATAAAAAAGCTGCTGGTAAAGTGCCTAATACAAGTTCAAGTTCTCCAGCTCCTCAAAAGAAGTTATCTGAAATGACCCTTGATGAGCAAATGGCTTTATATCATGAAAATCCACAAGCATTTCAAGCGCTACAAAATAATAAATAGGAGGAAGAATAATGCCACAATTTAGTTTAAAAGATGCAATCGTACCTGAAATTTTTGCACCTTATGTACAAAATTTATCAACAAAAACAAATAGATTTATTACGTCAGGAATTACAACATCCAATTTTGATATTTCTGCTCAATTAGCACAACCAGGAACAGAAATTCAAATGCCTTTCATCAACGATTTAGAAGGTGATCCTCAAATTTGGAATGACACAACGGATATCGCAGTTGATTCAACAACAACTGGCAAACAAAGAGCGTTCAAATTCTGGCTCACAAAAGCATTTGGATATACAGATTTTTCTGAAACTGTATCAGGAGCACCTATTCAAGAAACAATCGCACAACGTTTTGGTGCATATTGGACTAGAACGGACCAACGAATTTTGTTAGCTACTTTAAAAGGTATTTTTGCCAATTCTGATATTGCTACAGCTAAAATGTTTGATGACTCTGCTAATGCATTTAGTGCTAAAGGATTTTTAGCAACTATTGCACGTTTAGGAGATTTACAAGATCAAACATTTAATAGTATTGCAGTTCATTCAGCTACTTATGCAATGATGAAAGCACAACAAATGATTGATACAGTACAACCAGCTAATGCAGTAACACCATTTGGAACATATAACGGTATGAATATTATTGTTGATGATGATTTACCAATTGAAAATGGAGTGGCAACTTCATATATTTTTGGTTCTGGTTCAGTTGGATATGCGGTGGCAGCACCTGCTAATACACCAGCTATTGAAGTAAACAGAGAACCAATGAAAAATGGTGGACAAACAGCAATTATCAATAGACGTGTATTAGCAACTCATGTAATGGGAACAACTATCGCTGATTCATTTGCTACAACTGCCGGTACAGTTGGAATTGAAGCATTAGAAAAAGGCACTACATGGGATTATGTAGTAGATCCACGAAATATCCGAGTAGTTGCATATAAAGCGAAATTAGATGATGCATTTGTAACAGCAACACAAAAAGGTTCTACAGATAAGAATAAGAAAGGTACTGCTTCTTCTGGAAAGTAGGTTGATTAAATGAAAGATGAACTTGTTTTGAAACTATTAGAAATAGTTAAAAAGGATAAGTTTATTGATGATAATACACTAGATGATGTTTTAATGAATTATTTGAAACAAGCTGGAGATATGGTGTGTCTATATATTGCTGAGACTGAATTACCTAGCACTTTAGAAACAGTAGTAGTGAGAATGGCAGAAAATCATTATATTCAAACAATGAATGATGCTGATGGGGTTAAATCATATACCGAGGAAGGTGCTAGTTGGACCTTTAATGATAATGATTTAACACCATTTATTTCTTTACTTGAAAAATATCTTGATAGTAAAAATGATAATTACCATAGAGGAGAGTTGATGTCATGGTAAGGATAAGGAAAATTGTTTTAAGGAACAAAATTACCAACAATGATATTGACTCTTTAGATGATAGTTATAAAATTTCAGATACTGAATGTTTTGCACATGTAACTGCAGTATCTGGATATCAAGCACAAATTAATCTAGTTGGTAAACAATATGAAAGCTTATTCGTTGCCAGAATAAAAGGTTATAAAAAGGCAAATAGTATTGTTTTAGATAATAAAGAGTATGAAATAATACAAGTTAGATATCATGGAATAACCAGAACTGATATCTATTTTGGTAATAAAGGTAGTGATGAAAATGCCTTGGAATAATGACAATATCCCTGCTATTAAATATTCTTGGAGTGATAAGAGTCGAGATGATTTAGAAAATATAGCTAATATCTTAGATAAAGATTTTAATGGTGCTGGAGCTGAATTGAGAGCAAATCATAAAGCAATGGTTAATAATCTTAATGCAGCATTGAATATAAGTGCTATGGATGCTAGAGAAGAAGTAATTAGACTTATGAAACAACGCCAGTATCATTCTAAAAGTGGTTATGTAGGTCATGGAAACATGGTTAGTCAGGTTAAAGATCATGTTACAGATGATAAGCGTACGCATTTAATTTATACAGACGCAACTTCAAAGGATGGTTACAATTATTCACAAGCATTTGAATTTGGATTACTTAATAGAAATTATCCTGCACAGCATCCATTCAGAGACGCAGGTAATAAAATTACACCACAAGTAGAAAAAATAGCAGAAGAAGCAATAAGAAAGGGGTTCTCATAATATGGAAACTCCTTTTTTGATTATCTATAAAGGAATTATCAAACAATTAAGAGCTAATAAAAATTTAAAGGATATTCAAATAAAAACGCCGTCACAAGATTTTAAAAAATTACCAGTGATTATTATGCAGCTTATAAATGGAGTTCCAGAAAAAATAGTGAAAAATGCTAGGATTTATGATTATGAATTTCAATTTGATGTTGTAACTGATAAAGATAATCTTGTTAAGGGTTTAGAAATTGCATATCAATTAATGGATATTCTAAGAAATTTAAACATAGATGGATATCAGATTATTTTACTAAATGATATTAATCTATCTTCTTTCATTGATAGTTCAACAACACAAGTTTTAAATAGGCAGATGTTAAACGTTAGCTTTCAAATCATAGAAGAAAATATAATTTAACGGAGGAAGAAACATGGTTAGTACAGGATCATTAACTGCAAGAGATTCAGATAAAATTATTTACTATTGGAAACGCATTGAACATGCAGCAGTGACAGATTTACCCGCAATTTTGGGGTTACAAGGTGCTACTTCAACAACCAATCAGCGTAATGTTCAATCTACACAAACTAAAACAGGTGTAATTAAATCAGTACAAGCACCTAATCAAACACGAGTTGTAGATGTGATTATGACAGATCCTAAAGGTGCAACTACTGATATCGCCAAAGAATTGTATAACGCATGGCAAAATGGCGAAGTTGTAGGTTTATGGAGATTAGATTTAAATACATTGTCCTACAATACAGAAGGTAAGAGACAAGTAGATGCGGAATTTTCCAAATGTTTAATTGGTAACTTGCCAGAAACAGAAGGACTAGGAGCTGCACAACAATCAAATATTACATTTGATGTGATTGGTGTTGCTAGACGTTATGATAGCAACGAAAATCCATATCATTTAACAGAAGATGATCTGCCAGAAGGCGCATTTGATAATATGGAGAAATTCTATAACTTTGCTAAAGGAACAGAAGTAGGTGTTGAAAACGGAGCAATTGTCGATAAGACAACTTCTGATGTTACATCTGGAGTAGCTGATAACTACACCTTAGGACCTAAAGCAAAATAATAGTATATTGTCGCCTAAGAAATAAACAGTACGAAAGGGCGGCTATTGGAGGTATTTAAATGTTAATTAAAGGAACAGAAGTTGAATTAAAATTCAATCATAGATTTTATAAAAATATTGTCAAAGGTTATAAGGACAAAGATACTGATGGATTTTCAAATTTTATTAATGGATTAATTCAAAAAGACCCAGATGCTTTAATTGCAGGATATAAATTCGGATTTACTGGCAAGAAATTTACTGATGATGAAGTAGCTGATGCGTTAGAAGATAATGGTATTTTCGATAAGGATAATCCATATAAGGATTTGTATAAGGAAGTTGTGAAAAGCGGTTTTTTAAAAGCGAAAATTCAACTTATGAAGAAAAGTGCAGAAGAAGATTATCAAACTATCAAAGAATTATTGAACAAAGCTTCTTTGAAAAAAAACGAAAAAGAAGCATTAGAAAATCAATTCAAAATGACCGAACAACAATATCTGAAACAAAAGAAAGCAATGGAAGAATTAGCAAAATAATTGAAGAATTTGATAAGTCAATGTTACTTCTGTTAGAAAATCTAAATATTTATGTTGGTAAGTTTGTTTTAGATGAAGTGTTGGACTTAACGCCAATTGAAGCAACTTATATTCTCTCAGGTGGGCAAAAAAGAGAATTAAATAGGTTACAGGGTGAATTGTTGTTATCTAATGCAGTTAAGCCAGTAATTTTAGTTGATAATGCCGAAGAAATTAATCAAACTGTTTTGTCTCAGTTGCAAAAACAACAAGATGATATAAAAGCAATGACTGATGAAAAGATACAACAAGAGCGAATAAGACAAACTGAAATGATGAACAAATTTACAGAAATATTTGGATAGGAGGGATAACATGGCTAATGCAATTGTTTCAGAAAAAAGAATAATTGTTAAACTTATTGATGAATTCACTAGCAAATACAAGATAGTTAGTTCATCAATGCAAGATCTAACTAAGCAAATAGAAGCTTTTAATAATAAGTTGAAGGTTGGCACAACATCTCAGCAATTTAAGCAAGAAATGGATACTTCACAAAAAGCTATCAAAGTGACTACTGATAAAGTAAAAGATTTAGGAAAAGAAATTGAAAAGCCTAAAAAGACTAAAATTGATAATTCTAACGCAGACAAGCAACTTAAAGATCTAGAAAATCATATTAAGAACTTCCAAAATCCTAAATTAGATTTTAAAGGATTTACGTTTGAGATTAGTGATGCGGATAAAAAATTAAAGAGATTAGAAGATCATGTTAAGAATTTTCAGCAACCTAAATTAGAATTCAAAGGCTTTACTTTTGATAAGCAAATAAAAGAAGTAAATTCTAAAACAAATAGCTTTAATAATACTTTGCAAAAAGTTATTGGAAGTCTGGGAAAGCTAAAATCTAATTCAACTAATACTTTTAGTAGTATCAAAAAGAATATGAACGAAGCCAAGGAAAAAGCTAGTCGATTTGGAGATATCATTAAAGGCTCTTTAGTTGCTCAAGGTATATCTGGTGCGATTTCTGGTACTTGGAATTTAATTAAAACTGGAATAGGTGGAGCAATTGCCGAAGGTTTGAAATACAACAGATTGCAGCAAAATATGAAAGCTCAATGGACTACATTAGCAGGTTCAGCTAAAGAAGGGCAAAAGTTAGTAGATATGACTAATGAATTAGCTATTGCTGCACAAAACTCAACAGAAATGGTTAATGGATTAAATCAACAATACTATTCTGTAACGGAAAACGCAGATAAAACTAAAGAACTGACTAAGGCAACATTGACACTTCAAGATGCATTCGGCAAATCTGACGCAGAAGTTCAAAATTTCTCCTTGCAATTCTCACAAATGATGGCTAATGGTAAAGCCAGCGCTCAAGATTTTCTATCATTTACAAATGTCTTTCCTAAAATGAAAGGCGAATTAGTAAAGTATGAGCAAGAAGTAAAGCATAATACATCACTAACTACTAAAGATATCAACGAAATGATTTCTAATGGTGAAGTTAGTGCCGAAGATATGTTCAACGTCATGATGCGAATGCAAGATAAGTATAAAGATGCTACTAAAAACTTTGGTTCAACACTTGACGGAATGGCAAGAACTATAAAAGGGACTATGCCACGGTTGCTCGGTCAAATGACACAAGGAATGGCAACTCAAGCTAATCCAATTTTTCAACAAGTTTCTAGTTGGGTAAGTGATAAGAAAACAGAAAAAAAGTTTGAAGAATTAGGTAAAACTATTAGCAAAGGTACATCATCCGTTATGGAAGCTATCCAAAAGTCTGTTGGTGCTAAAGATATGAACGATCTATTAGATAAAATGATGGATGGAATAACTAACGGTGTTGAAAAAATAGCTGACTTCTTATCTGAGCATGCAGACGATTTAATAACAGGCGGCAAAGCTATTTGGGATATCGTAAAAGCACTTGGTGAAGGTGTATGGGATAGTTTTGCAACGTTTTTAAGTATTTTAGGTAGCGGAGATGCTGGTGATTCAACAAAAACAATTGCTGACAGCTTAAAAGAGATTTCCAAGCATAAGGGAGCAATCGAAACTATTGGTAAGTTGTGGGCTACTTATTGGATAGCATCTAAATTCTTTAAAGTTGCTCAAGGGATATATAGTATTGCAGATGCCATTCAAATGATTGGAACAGGTAAATCATTAAAAGATTTAGGTGGCTTATCAGGATTATTCAAGAAAATACCTAAGAAAATAAAAATAAAGCCAACTGTTGAAGAAGGCGGAGTTCTAGGTAAATTCAAATCATTGGGATCTCGTGCAGCAAGTAGTTTTTCTAAACCTTTTAAAAGTATTGGTTCTAAACTTGGAACAACTAAGCTAGGTTCTAAAATAGTTAATATTTTTGGAAATAGCGGAGATAAGGCAGGAACTAAATTTTTTGACAAATTATTAACCAAAATAGGTGGAGAAAAACTAGCTGGATTAGGTAAAGGCATAGGTGGGAAACTTGCTGCAGGAGTTGGAGTTGCTTTTTCTACTTTCGACTTATTTAAAGGGATAACGCAAAAGAAAGATAGAGCTATTAATCTCGGAAAAGGTATAGGTGGACTTTTGGGCGCAGGTATAGGTTTTGCCGTTGGAGGTCCAGTTGGAGCCAGTGTTGGTAATATGTTAGGTTCAGCCGTTTTTGGAGGAGTTGTTAAGCACTGGAAAGGTCTTAAAACTGAAATGGGTAAGATCATGAGTGGTGATTGGTCTGGCGTGTGGTCTGATGCTAAAAAGGGCTTTTCTAATATGGTAGATGGACTTAAAGATACCTGGGGTAAGACTAAGAATTTCTTTTCTGGTAAAGGTTTTAAAACTGACAAAGAAATTAAAGACTCTAAAGCGAAATCTAAGAAAAAGCAACAAGAAGATGTTGTCCCTGATTTTGAAGCACCAGTTACTAAAAAGCAATCTAAAGCTCAAATTGGATATATTAAAGATGTTGAAGCAGCTTTAAATGAATTAAAGGATAAGATAAAAAAGGCTGGTCTAGGTAAAGCAATGACTGGTCAAATGAATAGTCTTAAAAAAGCAGTTAAAAACACTAAATTATCATCTTCATTTACAAGTTTGAAAAAGCAAATTGAAAATGTAACAAAATCATTTAATAATTCGAAGA